CTTAATGTCATCAAGCTTCCTATTGAGCTCTGCGTACCTGTGGTCATTCTCTTGCTCAAGCTTTTCAATTCTCTTCTGTGTGCTCTTTACATAGAACCAGAACCATGTCTGAACTACAGACACAACTACTCCAAATAGCCACAGTACAACCTGCTGTGTCATCACCTGCACTACTCACCAACCTCTTCTTCAAGCGGGATATCTGCCATAAGGCACGGGGTACCGCTTGTAAGTATGCTTGATAACGGGGCTATCCTGGCAGTCAATTCTGTTGGGTCAGCTATACACTCTCCTGTCAAGTACAGATCAACCTCTGTGCTCGATAGCTGTTCTATTGAGTCAACTACGTCGCCTTGCGGGGATTGTTGCGTTAAAGCCATTCTATCTCCTCAATATACTATGTTGAGCTCTTGCAGGGCCCATGCTGTTATTGTGTAAACCTTAAATGTTGGGGTAGTTGCAGCGTTGTGTGCGCTAAACCCATCCCCAAGAACAACTGACGGTGAAGTGTCGGTAGTCTTAAACAAAAAGCCAGTTACTCCCTTTTTTGTTACAGTTATCGCTGTCTGAGACAGTGACTTGTTGAAGTTCTCAACAGTCCCTTTGTTTTCTGCTGCTGTAATGGTGGTTGTAGCAGACGGTGCGTCAAGTGAGTTTACGAGCACAAGATAGTATGTGTTCGCCACTGCTGTCCAGCTAAGGGTTTTTGTTGAGTATGACGGGGTTACGGCAGTGAGCTTAAACTCTCTCACGCTCTGGTGTGACTTTGTTTGCCCTGATGGGACGAGCGTTACTGCAAAGTCTTGCCAGCCATCAGATGACGGCATAGTCAGCCCAACAGTCAAGTCTGCTGTCCCAGTGTTTTCTATTGCAACGCACGGAGGGTGTCCAGCCAGTTTCCCAACTGTAGCAACATTATAGTTGACTGCATCTTCTACAAAGATACTGCACCCTATCTCTCGTGCTCTTACAGATGTATTGCTTATATCCATTTTACTCTCTCTTAAAAGTGGTTTGGTTTTATTGTTATGTCAGAGAACTTAGAGCTGTGAAGCTTTATCTGTAAGTCTCTCATCCTATACTTAAATCTATCGTACATTGGCTTAACAAGCTCTCTGCTTTCTGGTACCATATCAGCAAGCCCTGATAGGGCATAGTATAACGCTGTTAGCTGTACGTCGTCTGAATATCCGTCGTCTTGGTAATCCCATGTTGCTGATGCGTCTATTACATACGGCTCAACCCCAAGCCCAAGATTGCCTATAGGTTGATACCGTTGTATACCAGCAGTGTTGAAGTCTTCATCAAGAATGTAGTTTACTGCGCTATCACTGTCAACATACAGTAGAGTCCCAGCGCTGATAGCTGATCCACCACTAAGCAATATCTGGGAAACAGCAACAACAAGCTTGCTTTTTAGTCCGATAACCGTGCCACCGACTTCTACCATATATGATCTTGCTGGGAGAATCTCATCAACATTAGTGATCTTATTTACAGCTCTCTTATGGTACTTCACCTCTACAGTGTGTGATGGGGTTATGTGAACTCCATCTTCATCAATGACAGTAAACTGTCCAGCATCAAAATACCAGTAGTATCTCATCGCTTTACCACCCTACTTATCTCTTTCCCATCTACGCTAACAGAGATTACTTTAACTATCTTGTCTGCAAGAGAAGCGAAGTCTTCAACATCTACTTCTTCTTTAGCGATCTCTACTCTCAGCTCTTGAGTGACTTTAGCAAGAGCCTCATTATACATGATAGTAAAGAGCCTCTTGTTAATAGCAGGTAGATACTGCTTTGCTAAGTCATATAGTGTTCCAATATTCATTTCTGTTCTCCCTGCATAATTCCAAAGAACTCGCTATACGTGGCTTTAGCTGACATATACTTGTGCAATAGTGCAGTTGCTGTCTCTACTCTCATCTGTATTCTCTGCACTCTGACGCCCTCTATATTGCCTTGTATAGCCACAGCCTCAAGCTTTGTCTTTATCTTAGCAAGCTCTGCGCCTGCAAGCTCTGTATCGTCACCAGCTAAGCGACCAGCAACCCTTGCCATATCAGACTGATCTATCGCAGATAGTGGGAGTGTTGCTATGTCGTCTCTAATGGCACTAACAGCAGCCATGTATTCTTTTCCAATCTCAACATGTGTGCAGTATAGAGCCAGTGGGTATGCCAGTCTTCTTGGCCATGTCAGGCTTCCATTAGACACCCCATACGCAACTCCAACAACCTTGTAAGTGTATCTGGTAGGCTTAAACGGCTCTATGTATAGCTTGTCTCCAATGATGTAGTAATATGCCGTTTCGCCCTTATCGTAAAGTAGCGAGAGCTTATTTGTTATGTGTGCCTTATTGGGACGTCTTATAGCAATGTCTTCATCTCTGAACACCACTACTCCAAGAGATGGATCATGTAACGTTAGCGGGATGTTGGCTATAGCCGCGCTCTCTGCTCTGAACAGCTCAAGCAACTGTGGCTGGAGAGTCTCAATCTTCCTGATAACATCTTCCATCCCAGCCATAATAGCGTTGTCAGTCAGTGTTACAGTAGAGCCGATAACGTCTGTTACATACTCTTCTATGCTTACCTTAGTTGCCATTTTCCTCTCTCATAAAGTTAGGGGCGGTTTCCCGCCCCATAACACGGTTAGTTCTGCAAGACCCAGCACTTGCCAGTTGAGCCATTGAGTGTGTTGTTGTCTATAAATACCCTGTAATATGGATAGTCGCCAGATGTTGATGGATTGTGAGACTCTGCAAGCGAGCCAGCAGTGGCGATATCCCCGTCAGAGGTTTTTACATTGATGTCTTTCAGGGTAAGGAAGTTGACGTTGTCAACGCTTCCTTGCAAATGCACTTTTGTGCCAGCGCTACCTACGTCGCTGCCATACACCACGAGAGTCAGGAGACTCCCAGGCTCTACGGAAAACGAACTACCAGTATAGTCGTCGTCAGCGGCTGTGAATGTGATTGCTTGGCGCACTGTCCTGTTCTGGATTGTCTGGAGGGCTTTATTCAATACTGATACTGCCATCTATTCCTCCTTAGCTGAACTTCAAAATGGCGTGGGTTTCAGGCAAGCTGATCTCCAAACCAGTTTCAGTTGTGATCATGTCTTTGCGTCCATCGGTGTCGTTGTCTTGGACGTTTGTTTTAATGAAGGTGTCACGGCTAACGCCATTGCCAACAAGAGGACGCAATGCGACGTTCTTGAGGTCAACAGAGATTGCATAGTCTTCATACCCGTTGCGAAGCAGGGGCTCTTCTACGCACATAAGGTCTCCAAAGATAGTGCTGATGGCCTGTACCTTGTGACCAAACTTGCCTTGAACATTCTGGATGTTGAAGTTGTAGGAGTCAGAGCCAGCGGTATTAGCTGTAAAGCTTCCTTTTCCAAGTCTGTTCAGCCAGTTGATTACTTTACGAGAAGTAAGCAACAGCTTCTTGCCACTATTGCCACTTTCAGGGGCAAAGTAGTCTTCCATTGCATCCAAGAATGAGTCGTAGTTGGTTGTTCCGTAGTTGAACCCATACACCTTTCCATACTGTTCAGTGTAAGGCAAAATACCCCAAGTGTAGCGAGTGCCGTCATCGGATGAACGATACCCTTTTTGGAACAAGAATGCGTGTTCAAGATCAATCTTGTGTTCGCGAAGCTTTTCTTGCCACTGTCTCATCCACTCGTTAGAGCGTCCACGCATGCGGGTAGCCTGCGCGGTTCCAGACATAAGCTTGATTGCGGTCTTGAAGATTTGGCAATAGCCTTCGCGATCATACAGCTCATCATACCATCCATCGGGGGCCCCAGTGCCTTCGGCAAAAGCCGATCCAACAATCTGTACATAGGTACGGGTTACTGGGTCAGCGGTTGTTGGGGTGACGAACGCCTTGCCAGTGTAAACACTTGCGGTTGCACCAACGGCTTTCAGGGTAAGCCTTGTTACGCCTGTAGCCTGACTGTAAACGTCCCCTGATTGTTCGGGGCATGCTTGGCTATGTGTTACTGCATCAATGTAAAAGTGACAGATAGTGCCGTCTGTTGCAGTTACTGTAACCATCTGGTTAGCCAAAAAGAACTGTGGGGCTTTGTCGAGATTCGATGTGGTGATTGCGTCTTTCTTTCCTACAAGCTCTCTACCATACTTATCGTAAGGAGCGGCTACATAAAGTGACAGTGTGTCAGAAGACCACGCGTCCCCAACAACTACTGCATACCTGCGTTGCCATTGGTGGCGTTGTTCCAAGAATTTGAATACGGGGTCATCGGTTGGCTTTCTTGATACCTTAGAAAGGTATGTGTAGAAAGGTGATTCTACGGGAGAGATTTCTGCTACTCTCTCACCGAGATTAAAAATACGTCTGCGACTGTTAATCGAGTCCCCAGCAAAGGGTGTCGCTGCTACGTTAAAATTTGCTGAAGTTGTTACTGTTTCGGCCATTATGGTCTCCTATTACCAATTATCTTTTTCTTCTATTGCTTTGAATCCATCCATTAGAATGTCTTCTGCTGAGCGACCTTCGGAGGGTTGCCCACCTTGAGAAGCCACTCCAGATGGAGCGAAGGAACCCGCTCTCTTTGCTTGTTGGAAGCTTGGAGATGGAGCCTTCTGTTTCTTTCTATAAACGACATCATACATAGCCCATAGGTTTTCGATAGACAGGCTTTCTGGTTTACTCATCTTATCGATAAAGTCTTTAGCCACATCTTGCCCAACACCATACTTTGTCATGACATCTCTCTCAACTTGTGACAAGCTCGTCTCGTATGCTTGTCTCTCTGCGTCCTCACGTGAACGCTTCTCTCTCTCTTTTGTGTTGACTTCATCACGCTCTCTAATGATAGCCTCAAGATACTCTGTTCTCGCTACGCTATATTCGAGCATGTTCTGTTGCCACTGTTGGTATTCAGCTACATACTGTGCTGATGCAGACCGAGGGTCTTGCATTGCTTCTTCCACGTTGTACCCAGCTGGAACCCTTGGCGCCATTGGAGGTGGAGGGAAGCTTTCTTCTTGCTGAGCAGCCTGTTCACTCTCTTTGCTTGCAAGCATCTTGTAGTACTCTGCTTCTGCTTTAGCTTTTGCGAGCTCATTAGCGCGCTTATCGGCTTCACTCTGCCAATATTGATAACGCACTTCTTCGTTGTCTTGAGGTTTCGCTTCTACAGCAGGGGCTGCTTCTTCTTTGTCTGGCTCTGATTGAGGTGCAGACTCTTCTGTGAACATGTCATCTTCGACTTCGCCAAAGATGTCTTCAAGTACCCGTTCTGATTCGGTCTTGTCGGTCATTTTTTCTTTCCTTTGGGAGCAGCCTTACTGGTATCCCTGCGTTTTTCTTTTTGCTTAGCGAGTTCATCGCTTAGCCTTTCTGTATAAAGTTTTGTAGAATGGTCAACAGCATTGCTTGCATTGCCAAGCTTCCCAGAGAATCTTGCAAGCTCTGTCTCTTGCTTTGCGTGCATAGTTTCTCTCTCTCTTGTTTGCAAGTCTCCCTTCAATCCCTTTACTTGTTCTTGAAGTTCTTCTACCATTCTCTGTAGTCTATCAATCTCATCGATACGCTGCAATACGCCTTCTTGGTCAAATATCTCTGTCTTCTTCAAGACTTCTTGTCTGTCTATGATTCCTTTCTCATAAGCAGCCATATAGAACTCTAGCTGAGCATATCTGTTAGTAGGCAGTGTAGAGCCAGCAACTACGACAACATCGTATTTACCTACCGCTACATTAGTGAGTATGTCTATCACTTGCCCATAGTCGTCATACATTCTCTTATTTATCATGTACTCAGACATGCTGTTGTTTGGCTGTATGATCCTAACAATCTTCTCATCGGTATAGAGCTTCTGCATCATTGGGATGGCTACTTCGCCAGTCCTCTTTAGCCCACTCTCAATATCCATAAGCTTTGACTTAATGCGTCTTTGCCCAAACTCATCAATAGATATTGTAGCCTTATATGTCTGTGGGGCTCCTTGAGAACTTCCCATCATAAACTCATATAGCCCCATCTGATGGTCAATATCAGACTTAGCTGTAATCTCTTTCTTGTACAGCTCAGACGGCAAAGGAGCTGGCTGCACTACTTGTAGTTGCCCAGCCTCTATGTCTGCCTCTAATACTGCTGTTGGGGAAGCCCATCTCTCTTCAAAGTCTTCAATGTCAGTAGAGCCACGCTGAAGTATAATCTTGTTAGTTGTAGAAGTCGTAGCATGTGCTATGATAAGCGATCTTGTCTTATTGATCTCTTCCTGTAGCGACCTCACCATTCTAACATCTGACAGTGGATATGGTGTCCTATTGTGAAGGTTCATAAAAAGGATTACTGGGTAGTGTTCCATTTCAAGCTCGCCTTCATACACTACTGTTTGTCCAGCTATAACCCACTGTCTAATTACTGGCTGTAATACTCTTACTACATCTATTTGCCCAGCACTTATCAAGTCTGCCATAGTTATCTGCTGCACTTGAGGCTGCTGTGGCTCACTAATCTCATAAGGAGCTTCTTCTCCAGTATAGTTTGCTTGCTCTTGAGCCTGCGCATAACCAGCTTGGGTTTGTTGTTCTGCGGCCATCTGAGCCTCTTGCACAGCAACTTGATAAGCTTCTTCAGCTGTCCCCTGGCTTGTGTAGACTTGCCCGTTGATTACCCATGCAGGGCTGTTTGAGTACTCTGAGAAGGCTTTCTCTGTTAAAAGGTCTTCTACCCCAGTCACCTTATCAAAGACTCTGTAGTGGGGCTTAAACTCTTTCTTAAACCTAATGTACTCTCTAACATATCGGTCTTTAGCGTCACCGCTAAGTATTGTGCTATCTTCTGGGAATACTATCCCAGTACTATAAAGGTTTGTTACTGGAATGTCAGAGTCATTAGAGCCTTGTGCCCCAGCTATTTTCTTTGCAAGCTCTGGGTATCTCTTAATCAGCTGGTCACGAGTAGCAAGCTTAGAGATAATAATATTCTCTGCATCATCACCATATCTGTTACGAGAAGCTGGATCAATATATACGCACATGGGGTCTATGTCAGTAAAGCATACTTCGCCCTTCCCCATGTCTTTGGTCTGGTCAACATACACATACAGTGCTCCCATCCCAGTCACATAGTAATCGTCAATGACTTGTCTCATTACAGTATCGCCATCTGATACTTGCCAGATATACTGCAACAAGCCATTCATGGCTTGTGCTACTTGATTATCACTGTCTTCTCTTGGGCTAACTCTAAACGATGGTCTGTTAGCAGTAAGCATAGCTTTAGCCGCTTCTACTGCTGGATGGACTCTATTAACAACTACGGGAGCTTGCTTTCTCGCAGCAAGAACCTCTACGTCTTCTTGAGACCATTGCTCTCCAAACCTAAACTTTCTGTCTTCTTGTGCTCTCACAGCCCAGTTGTCTCTGGCTTCAGAGTATTTCTTATACAGTTCTTCTGTTTCCAAAACTATATTTTGGGTCACAAAGTCCTCACTTTCCTGACTATCTCGTAGTCTCTCAATACGTCATCAAGAGTCATCACTGCTTGACAAAGGTTCTGTTGCGCAGCCAACAGTGAGCCCTGTGTTTGTCCAGTGCTCATCATACTGCGGATTATGTCAGAAGCTGTTCTGACGGTTTCTCTTGCTCTTTCTAACTTATCCATACTATCTCTCATTATACTCGTATCCACTGATTACGCAAATGGAATTTATATTGTTAGCCAAGAAAGCTCTCTCTTCTTTGCTTTCTTCTTAGCATCCCCAACAGTAGCTCTATTGCGACAGGGATACGCTCTATCTAACGCATAGTAAATAGCATCCATAGTGTCATCATGTCGCCCACTTGGATAGCTCAAGAACTCTTGCTGACATGCTATGTCTTGTGCTCTAAAGTAAAACTTGCCACTTGCAAGTCTTGGCACTAAGCTAATCAGCCTCTCATTCTTTGATGTTCTCGGCTTTACCCCAGCCTCTAATCCAGATATAAACAACTTCTCTCTCTCCATCAGCGCTCTCACCGCTGTCCTTAAGGCCTCTTGATACCCTATGGTCTCTATAGTTGTTCTCATGGGCTTATACTTCTTGAACATGTCAATGATGGCTTGTGGTTGTAGCTCTGGAGATACTCTGTCACGTACCATGTCAACTATGTAGGCGTTGTCGTCTGCGTCTACTGCAATAACTGCGATAACGAAATAGTCAGCTGTCTTAGACAGTGAAGATGCTGGGTCTATTCCCATATAGACATTTACTGGAATAACTATGTCGTTATCACCAACCCTCTTGTATAGCACCTGCTTATCGTCTCTCACATCATACCTGTAATCATGTAGGCGTATGAATGTGGGCTTAAATGGTGCAGAGTCTGGAGCCTGTGCTATGTTCATATACTCTTGATAGAAGCCATTGAGATTCCCTACTGAAGCAAACTCTTCTTTGATTTGCTGTACTCTTTCAGATGGGAACCTCTCTGACCATACTGGGGTATCACTATCATCAACTATCCCAAACCATAACACCTTCCACGCTGGAGACTCTTTAGCCCAGCACAAGAAGCAGTCTTCATGGATAACTGTCCCCACCATAATAATTCTTCCACCATCAGCAAGAGATGGGATAACTGCATCAGTAATCCACTTTCTATTATCTACTCTCGTCTCTGCTGTGGCAGCATTAGTCTCTGACTCTATATCGTCAAGTATAATAACATTTGGTCTCGTATCCCCCTCAATAGCCCCACGTATCTTTTGCCCTGTCCCAAGAGCCATTATGCGAGCCCCATTAGCAAGTATGATATCGTTTTGTGTCCACCTCTTTGCTGTGGTAGAGCTCATGTCTCCAAACAATAGCTTGAAAGTAGATGACTTATCTAAGTGATACTTTATCCTGTTCAAGAAGTTAATAGACTGTGCTTGCGCCTCTGACACTATGATAATAAACAAGTCTTCATCTGCTTTCTTAAACGCTACTCTCCACAGTGGGTACACAAGTGAGCACAGGGTCGACTTACTGCTCCCCCTAAACGACGCTATCAATACTCTCTTTAGCGACTCATCTCTCAAGTAAGCATAGATATCTTTGTGGAATACTGGGACAGCAGCTGTAATAGCAGTAGGGAAACATGCTTTAGCGAACATGTCTATGTTGTTAAACAGCTTCTTATACAGCTCTTTGACTCTATCTGTCACAAGCCCATCCGTTGGCGCAGAGCGGCTGCAAGTAGAGACATTTCATGCTTTTGGGCATACCTATTGATAAGGCGAGCTACCAAATTATTACTTTCTTTTAGTTTTACTCCACGCCGATACACAAGATCATATTGCATGTCACCGACGTGCTTGTAAACATCTACATCCTCCCCCGAAAGAGATCGTAGTGGTCGCCCATTTTCCCCAGTCGGAAACATTGTCGTCCCCTTCCCATGCCTGCCTTGTGTTGATGGCATCATTAGCTTGCTTTTGGTGGTTATTACATAGTGGTCTGGGTTTCCGAGGGAATAGTTTAGTGATGCACGCCCCTTTGAAAACGACGGCGACGCCGTGGGTCTTCTGCCAAGCTCTAGTCCCCCAACAATATTAGATGGAGCGAGGCGGGACTTGGCACTGACGACACCAGTAGTGACTATGTCATCAAATGCTGCATCCCCAGCAACTACCCTATAGAACGTATTTGGGTCTTTGAAATGGCTTTCATTAAAGCGAGATGCTTTGGCAAGCGCATTTGCCGATCTGGACGCAATGTGTTTTGCGTACCAAGGAGCCGCACTAATAGACTGACTGGCTTCCTTCATCATAAGGGGATTAGAGCCAGCTATAACAGCTAGCGGCTCAATGAGGTTTAGTGCGCTATCTACTGGCTCATCACCTATGCCCATCCTTGCTGCCTTCTGTGCTATATCAAAGCCCAGTGCTCTTGTTACCATCTTAGCTACAGCGTTAGTAAATGGGACAGTGCTAGCCTTTACAGCGGGTAGGACAGCAGGTAAAGCGGCTGCTGCAAGTCCTATGGTACCACCAGCAACAAGACCTCTTACCCCCTGATTAAGCGTCTCAGAGCCGTATGAGATACTCTCAGCAGGTACACCTAAACGACTTGCAGCAATACGCCTTGCACTTGGACTTGGATCACCAACTACAGTTGATTCAAATATAGCATCAGGTGAAGCAGTGTTATACCTGCTTACTGCGAACTGTTTGAGCCATTCTCTGTTATTCATCTTTATCTCCTGTTTAGCCGATATACGTCAATATTGTCGTGTAGCTTTCTATACAGCTGCTTTACTTTCTCACTCATTGTCCATAGGGATACCAGCCGTGCCTCTTAATCCCTTCCCATGCTATTCTGATGGCGTCCAAAGGACCGTTGGCCGTTTGTCCTTGTCTCCGCTCTGCTGCTGGGGTACGGTCTGTCCTCCACTCTGGCTGCACTCGCTGTTTACGTGGCCTCTCTCGCTCTGCAACAGTAACTGGGAACTCATACTGGTTTTGTGAAGAGTACCTCTTGGCTTTCTTGATAGCCTTGCTCTTCTGTGCCCTTGCACTTGGCGTGGTGATCGCCTTGTTTGATGCCTTAGATGATCCAGACGCAGAGTCTGACTGGACAGGTTCAGACGCCCCCTTTTTGCTCTCCCCACCCTGTTTCTTGGGTGCCTTTGTAGTCTTTGCCGCCGCCATCTTGTTCCTCATGTTAACAAGGGCACTGAAGCTTTGCCCAGTCTCAGCCTCATACAGCGCTGCTGCTGAAGCGTAGTCTCCACCAAGTCGATAATACTTGTTGATCTCTTCTTGAATTACCTTGAGTGCTCTTGGAGCCCTAATTGTTGCTGTGTTTGTGCCCTCTGTAATAATGGGGGCGTCTCCGTATTCATCGTACATCTTTCCTCCTAATACGACTATGCGTCTTTCTCTATTTCTCTCTCTAGCCTCACAGTCTCTCTCATTATGCTAGCCCTTGAGAATTTAACGTGGCGAGCGAGAACATGTCAACTCCTCGCTTCCTTATGGATTCTATAGCTTCTGGCGACAGCATCCATTCTTTGAACATTCCTCGACCATTGCCCCGTTGCCCTCCTGGGACTTCCCTAACTTCAAACGCGCCATGCTTTCTTAGCAGCTTATTGAGAAGATTAGGAACTTTGACATCATAGTAATCAATAAGCCCTGCATTCCTTTGAGGGTCATCCCCCCATCTTTTACCGTGAGTCTGCCCACTAACAAGCTGAATCTTGTTCTTCCCGCTTTTTACGGTATCAAGAATAGCCCTGTTAAGTGCAGCTTCTGTAAAATCTTGGACAGGCGAGTTGTTAAGGAAGTTCGTGGTAGCTCTGCCGCCTGAGCTGTCAAGGTAATCCCTTGCCGATTTTAGACTTCTTTTGGCACTCCAGACCTTACCTGCTGGACCACTAAGGGACATGTCGGCTACTTCTTCACTGTCCCTATACGGGTTTCTATAGAAGTTATCTAAACGGGCATTGTATTCATCTACGCTACCGCTAAAGCTTTTGTGTGCTTTCCGCAAAAGTTCTTTTGGGGAGTTTTGAGCGATATCAGACTGTATCTCTTCAATTCTATAGGCATCGCCATCTTGTGATGCCCTAAGCCACCCATATAAGTTATCTTGTGTTTTGGTATCGCGCCCAAAAATAAAGCTGTGTGGGCTTTTTAATTCTCTTGGAACCGTGAACCTATCTCCAAGACTAAGCGTGTGTTCTACATAATTATTGCCAGAAGTTGTGTACCCTCTATAAGACGTATTGTTATTATTAAAAGTAGAGTTCTTTGTGGCTCCGCTGATCTTCTCTTCTGCAAATTTAGCAAAATCAGCTTTTCTTATTTTGCCATCTCTAACAATCCCCGAAATAGAATCTAAGTCAAGCGCGTTTATTTCTGCTTTCTTTAGCCCTTTTAGCGAGCTCATTAGAGTCTTCTCATCGAATGAGTTTGGGAGCTTCTCTATTACTTTTCTAACGCCAGGCTGTAGTCCAGCAAATCCATCTACTGAAGCAAAATAGTCTGTTAATGGGGGAGGGATAGGTAGAGGAATAGGAACTCCTTCATAATCATCAAAAATCCAGAACTGTGGATCATCTCCCTGCATTGCTTGTTCCATACCTCGTCTTTCAATCACGTCCCCCCAAAATAGCTGCACTCTCTCTTCCGTAAGATAGTCGTCTGGATTTACGGCCTCCCACTGATTCTCTTCTGGGTAAAATGTAATCCATTCCCCAGCGTCGTCAGCCCACACAAGCCCTTGCGCTTCGAGCAACTCTGCTTCATCACGTGTAAATATCCGTCTCTCGACAGCTTGCTGCGCAATTTGTGGTATCGCAGCTGGGGGCATTGTTTGAGGAGCTGCCAAAGATAGCCTTTTGGCAATACCCGCTGCTGGCAGTCGCGGTAAAGCTTGAGTCATTGCTTTAGTGCTATACCCAACAGCAGGAGTCCGATTGCTTGCATAGCCCGCATCGTCGGCCATGTCTATTATCTTCGATTTGGGGATAGTGGCGGCATTAACAACCCCGCCCACTTGCTTCATTGGCATGTTTGCCCCCATGAATCTAGTAAAAAACTGTTTCCCTAATGCCTTACTCTCTTCTGTTGGTGGCCATTGCCTCAGAGCATCCATCTCTTTCTTTAGCTGCTCTTTATTCCCTTTTCTCCAATCTTTATAGATATCTACAACATGCTTAGTACTAACCCCAGAGAACTCTCTGTCTCTCGTGTTGTCTTGCACGGCAACATTCTTGAAGAGTTCAGCAGCTTCTCTCTTTATTTTGCTGGCACTCTTAGACATCTTTCTCTATTTCTCTCTCTAACTTAACAGTCTCTTTGTTCTCTAACAATACATCAGCAAGATGCTCAATAGACTGTGTAGTATGTGTAAGACTCTCTTTATGTGTCTCTTTCTCTTTGAAGCCAAGAACATCAAACAGGTTCTCTACTGCTCTCATCATGTTCCCAACATCTTTCTTCTCTCTTGCCATCTGTATAGCTTCATCTAATAGCATAATAGTCTTCTGCTTACTAAAGCCATTGTCTTCTAACAGATTCAAAATCTCTTCTTTGACTGCCATCTTAAATAACTCACTTTTGGCGACTGTTCGCCACTTGTTTAATTCTACCATAGGGGCAGCAGGTAAACACTGTAACACAGCTACGTCTATCTTCTTCCCGTTAACAATATACGCTCTAACAATGTCTCTCGCTCTTGATGTAGCCATTGCAGCTGCTATCTTGGCTTTCTTCCTCTCTCCAGACACTAGCGGCCCAACTAAAAGCTCAGGGAGAGGAGTCCCCTTCTTTCTAACTTTATACGCTCTCGCCATTCCACCAGAGAAACTCCAGTACCCCATGTCAACAGTGCTGTATGCATTCCTGCTCAACAACTCTGTAACATACCCATCATCAGACAACCCAAACTCTCCTGCTTTATTGCACTCCCTCCAATACTTATACTCTATACCTAAGTTGTCTGCTTCTTCTTTAGTATAGATTTCACAGTCTTTATGCCCCTTACGGAGCCTGTCAAATACTCTTACATGGTACATCTATTCCTCTATGTAGAATATACTCTCTATACCCAACATGTCAAGTAGCTTATTTACGCTTTCGTAACTCATTGCAAAAAAGGGGGGAGACCCTAATGTAGTGGGGGGATTGTTAGCAGTATGTTAGCGTATTTATATTAAATATATTACTTACAATACTGCTGCGCGCACGCCTACTCTACGCGTACACGCGTACGCACACGTAAGAGAACCTCTCTTCTACATGATACCCTATTTACTAACTACCCCCACCTCAGAAATGCCATTTAAGCGAGCATTTGATACCCTACAGCGCGTTAAAAACAAAAAAAGGTATCCTGAGCCGTCTGCATAAAAAATCTTTTGAATTTCAAAATGCAAAAAATTAGCAGAAACGCAAGCGAGAAAGCGAGATACGTTGAGAAAAAGCCCGAAAAAAACGGGGTAGGGTGTGTGTGGGGGATATATCCTCGACCCCACCC